CAACAAGCCTATCCGATGCGTCTCGAAGTGTGTTCCCAAGGACAGCGGGGATGAAGAGAACCAGCAATATGTGGCCTTCAAACAGATGTGGCCCGCCGAGTTCGTGCGGAAGGACATCACAGCCCGGTCGAACATTATGACCATCCGTGATCCGAATGGGGCCTCAGACCGCAAGGTGGAGTTCATGGCCTCGACCCAGGAACTTGATGCCTTCATGTCGGTCCAACGGTCGGCGCTCTACCAGGATGAGGAAATCGATAAGGTGAAGTGGGACGAGTGTCATGTCCGATTGCTCAAAGAAGGGGGCGACACGACCATCTCCCTTACGCCTGTGCGCGGCATGGACTGGACCTTTGACAGCATATGGAAGAAGGCCAAGAGAATATACCGGTCAAAGACCATATGCGACAAGTACGGCTATCCCCAGGTGGAGCGAACGGGCAGCACCCATGACATCGAGGTCTTCTGTTGGGCGACCGACGACAATCCCACCATGGATATCGCCACCATCGACCGGCTGTTTGAGGATGTCGATGACCCTGACGATTTGGCAATGCGGCGCTATGGAGTATTCCGGCAGGTCTCGGGGCGAATCTACAAGTCCTTCGACGAGAAGATCCACAAGGTGCCCTTTGATAAGGTCTTTGACGCCTCTCTTTTTCGCACCTATTGGCATTTCAGGATCATTGACTATCACCCTTCTAAGCCATGGGATGTCTCCTTCGTGGCCGTTTCCCCGACCCATGAGTGGTTCGTCTGGAACGAACTTCACGCTACGCATGACAACCGGACTTCTCTTGAGCTTCGGGACGAAATCAAAAGCGAATCCTTGCTTGATGAGGACGAAGAATTCAACAGATGCACCCTCATCGATCCCCTCGCTACGGTGAAACAGGCAAATACCGGCTTTTCGGTCTTCGATGATCTTTCCATGGGCGAACACGGCCTTCGACGGCTCACCCCTGCCGACACGAAGAACGACGGCGGGCGCATGAATATCAAAATGCGGCTCAAAAACTCCCTCCAATGCGGTGTGCCGGGGAACAACATCAACAAAAACAACACCGAGGAGCCTCGCTATGGTGCCTATCTGCCGACGATCTGGTTCCTCGACAACTGCCGTCACCACATCGAGCACTTCAAGTCGTGGAGATACGTCGATTGGAAGCAGGAACACGTCAAGGCGACGAGGGTAGTCAAAAGAGAGAGCGAAAAATTCAGCGATTTTTGCCGAAACCTTGAATTCCTTGGCAATCTCAACCCCGTGTGGTATCAGCCAGTCGAATCTCACTGGCAGAAGTCTAATCTCTTTCAGGGAAATCGGAGGGTGGCATAGATGCCCGATAAGAAGCCCGCAAAATCCGATTGGGATGTCAAGGAAGACGTTCAAAAGGCCCTTCTCGGTCACATCTCCGAGGAACTGAAGGTTGCCGAGCGCAACAACGCCAAAGTCAACGAGGACTTTGAAGCCTACTCCAACATGATCCATGCCATCCGAGAAGGCAAAGAGAACGATTGGGAGTCGGACATCTATCTCCCCGAGTTCCTGTCCCGGCTCCTGACGCAGATCGGCAACTTCGTGGCTCAATACTTCGCCTCTACCGACTATGTGGAGGCCGATATCGACTCCGACGACCCCAAGGATGTAGCGGAAGCCAAGGCCAGCAAGAAACTCCTCAACATGCTCCTGAAGGACCAGGATGCCTATTACTACCACAAGATCGTGCGTCTCATCATGTACGTCTTCACCTGCGGCTACGGCATTATCAAGGGCGGGTACAAGCAGAGGGTCGAACCCGTAATATCCCACTACGTTCAGGAAAGCGATTTTGCCCGTCACCCCGAAACAGGCGATTACCTCGCGGAAGATGGAACCCCCTACGTAGACCCGACGCTGCAAAAGCCCGCCTTCGATACTGTGGAGAAGCCTGTCTACAAGAACAACGTTTTCGTGGACAAGCCGGTCTTCGACGTGTACCCGGTCCAGAACGTCTATGCATCTCCAGAATACGCCTATTCCCTCAATGACAAGGAATACGTCATTTTCGAGACGGAAGCGACCCTCGACCAACTCAGGGCAGAAGCAGAGGAGTTCGGCTATTTCAACCTAGACTTTCTCGAAGAGGAAGAACCGGAAGGCCAGAGGGGAGAGAAAACGTACAACAAGGATGGCACTATCGAGGAGCAACCCAAACCCCCTCTAAAGACCTTCATCAAATATGAGCGATGGGGCAAATATCCCGTCATCACCGACAGGGACGGCAGCTACAAACCAGGGATAGAACCGGACGGAAAGTGGTCGAAGGATGCCGAGAACGTCGAATGCATCATCTATTCCGTCAAGCAGCGCGAGAAGGACGACCTGGAGCGAATCATAGGCTTCCGTCCCTCTCCCCATTCCTACCGCCCCATGGCCCGGTTCCTTTGCTACGTCGATATGGTGCAAGACAATGGTTTCGGTGACGGTAAGGTCAACCGGGAGCTTCAGAAGGCGATAAACGACGGCTTCAACCTCATGAACTACCGGACCAAGCTCGCCATAACCCCGGCGTTCAAGGCGAAAAAGTTCTCAGGCATACCCGAGCACGTCAGGATCACCCCGGAAGAAGTCATTATGATGGAAAACCTTGACGACCTCCAGGAGATAGCGATTCAGGACAACATCCAGGGCGGTATCGTTCAACACAATCTTCTTTCATCCCGCATGGACTACAGCATGGCGACAGCCCCTCAGACCATGGGGATGCCGAATGAGCGTGCCGAGACCGCCACGGTAGGCTCGATCATCAATCAGCGGGCGAACGTCCGAATCGGCATGAAGAGCATGAACCTTGAATTCATTGGGTTCACCGAATTCTATCGGATGCTCCTCACGCTGGTAAACGACTTCATGCTCCCCGAGACATTGCAGGGACTTATCGGGGAAGATGCTTTTGCTTATAATCCCAAGAGAAAGGACAAGTTCAAGCCGGTCAGTCAGGCCCTCGAAACAGAGGAGAGCAAGGCGTACAAGCTGCGGATATGGGACGGCCTTATCGGGAAGTTCATCAACTTCCCCAACCCGAAATCGGCCGCCGCCGTGAACTATGCCATGGGAGAAATGCTTGATCTGATGGGCGGCAGTTTCAAGCACTTCAAGAAGTGGATGTTCGAGGAAGACCCAAACACCATCCTTCTCTGGCAGATCGCCACGGGCAAGGGGAACACCATGGGGGCCACTCCTCCAGCGGGTCCGACCATGACGGTCACATCGAACGAACAAGGGATTCCACAGGGCGGGGCAGAGCAGATGACCCGCATGTTGGCACCTAATCAGCCCACCAGAGGTATCAGATGACCGAGAAAGAATGGACGAATGAAGACCTGAGCAACTATATCACCCACTTTTCCGAGAATCAGCGGGAATATGTGTTGAAGCAGATCCTCGAAAGCGAATTGCTCCAGCAGTTCCTTGGAACCACGGAAGGGCGTCTTATCCTCAATAGCGTGGTGGACAAGATCAGGGACAACACCATGAAGATAGTATCCTTGGCAACGAAGGATTGCGAATGCCCCGATACTATTGTGGACCTTATTAGGGCTGAGGCCATAGAAATGAACGTGGCCTACGACTTCATGTACGCCATCGCGGATATGGCGACGAAAGGCGAGAAGCATAAAGAAAGCATCAAGGCATTGAAGAAGAAACGATAGGAGGAAGTCATGCCAGAACCAGAAGTGCTCGCCCCTGAACCGGGATTCGAGCCAGAACCGACACCTGAACCGGAGCCCTCACCCGAGCCAGCGCCGGAACCAGAACCAGCAACGCCACCGCCGATGACCCCCGACGAGATTATCCGACGGGCGAAGGATGAGGCAAAGCAGGAAGCGTTGGCACAGTTTCAGTCATGGATCGGCAGACGGGATCAGGCGTTGATGGAGAATATCGCCACGACAATCGACACAAGGTTGAGATCCATCACTCCTCCAGCGCCCCCGCCTCCGAGCGATCCACAGGCCCTCCTCGACAACCCCGATGCTTGGGCAGAACAGAAGGTGCCGCAGATCATCAACAAGCTCGTCCAACAGCAAACACAGGCTGAACAGAATTTCAGAGCCAATGTCGTTCAAAGCGCCGGACAGATAATGAACGTCGATCCGTTATTTTCCGATATGCAATTTGCAGAAGAAGTCGCCAGAGAATCGAGTAAATACTATGATTCTATCGACAGGCGCCTTCCACCGGACACAGCAGCAGAAAACATTATCTATAAGGCAGTTGCCGCAGTACAACGGAGAAGGATAACTGAGAAGGTGAACCCCCTCGCCGGGAACGTGCCGGGACGTGCACCGGGGGTACAGACGCCTCCAGCTGCGCAGGCTCCCAAAGTGAAGGTCCCGAAGTTGTCGGAAGCGGCGGCTCGCATGGCGAAGATGTGGAACTACAGCGCGGAAGACTTGGCAAAGGTCTTTCCTGATGGATAGGTGAATGGACATCCCCGAGAGCCAGATAGCGAAGGATAGAAGGTACTACACGTACAAATGCCCGACGTGCGGACACGAACTCCGCAAGAAAGCTATCCTCGGTTCGGCTGTCCCCGTGACTCAGACAGGCAATTACGGCAGCGATGCCACACCGCAACCCGAGACTTTTGCCGATGAGATGTACGAAGCCACCAGCATATCGTTCGTGGCAGCCGCAGGAACCACCCCGGCGTATCTGCAGGATAGTGCCTTCCTGTTTGGCGAGAAGCATTTCAGCGACGGCATGACGATCAGGGTTGCAACAACGAGCGGAACAAACGACGGAGACTACACGATAGCAGACAGGGGAGTGACACGAGGGGAGATTCTGTTGAGCAGCGCCGACAGCCTCACCGATGAAGATGCCTCCACCGCTGGTACAGTGACTCTGTCACGGGTGATTTACCAGCCCGATGAATCGGCAGGGGGGTGTCCCCTCTGTCATTCTCGGAATACGAGATAAGGAGGCCGATTATGGCTTTTAGTTATGCAGGGAGCCTCTACGGGAACCTTCCACCGATTGTCAGGAGATTTCCTATCGGTGCGACGGTGTACCAGGGGCAGATACTTGGCTACGACACGGCAGGAGCGACTAATGGTGGATACGTGATTCCTTCTGCCAACGCCGCCGCCGGTCCCGACACGGCAACAAAAATAATGGGCATATGCCTTGGGATCGTGCAGACGGCCAAGACGTACAACTCGACATACAAGGGCGATAGCCTCGCCTACAGCACCAGCCAGGCTACCATTGCGGGCTATGATCCTGCAGATGCGGTCATGGCCCAGGTGCTCGTTCTGAGACCGGGCGACCTCATCAAAGCGCCCGTGGTCAAAGACACGGTGGGGACGCCCCCGGAACTTTGTACCAACACGGCGGCAAGCTCGGGGGGCGTCACCATTACCCACACGGCTATCGACACGACCGTCGATGGCTATTCGACTCTCTACTGCCGCACCGGGGCAAACAGGGGGCTTTCCCGCAAGGTGACGACCGTCACTTCCACGGCGGTGGAAACCGTAGTTATCCCTTTCCCCAAGGCTATCGCGGTGGGGGATACCTTCTGCGTGGTAAACGTGGTCGAAGGCATGGCGCACATCGCTTGGGACAGCCAGTTTCAGGGTATCGACTCAAGCGCGGCGCTGTCCAACTACTTCATGGCGTATGTCCATGAATTGAATCTCGAAGAGGCCGGTAAGGAGTACGCAGTTTTCTCGCTCTCCGTCAACCACCTCGTGACCGGCGTGGGGGTGTAAGATGCCAAATCCTCTTACCGACAAACAGTTCGTGCGGCTACTGGACGACAGACTGGACAAGGTATTCACCCTTGAGTCGAAGGGTCTTCCGTCTGTCATTGAAAAGATTTACACCAGACGTTCTACCAAGAAGGCATGGGAGGAGTTCTTTGGAATCGGAGATATCCCCGACCCGGAACCCTTCCATGGCATCATTCAGTACCAGTCCATATCTCCCGGCTACCATACGAAGATCGAGCCCAAGGAGTATGCGGGCGGCATCACCGTCCAGCGGAGGCTTATCGACACCGACCGTTACGACGTGATCGAGGGGCGCACCAAGGGTCTCGCCCGCGCCATGAACAGGAAGATGAACAAGATCGCACATGAACCGTTCATCTATCCCGACAGCGCGGCTTTTACCTTTGTGGTGTCCGAAGAAGGCGTCGCCCTGGCATCGAACAGCCACACGACCAAGGCACCGGACGTATCGACGACGAGCGGGTTCGACAACCTCGCCACCTATGCCTTCGACGCCGCCAACCTCGAAGCCCTGCGTCTTCAGACCAAGGGGTTCAGGGACGATATCGGGGAGCGGTATGACAGCGAGTTCGATACCATCGTCTTCCCTTCGGCGCTCGCGGAGGCCGTGTGGGAAGTGGGGAACAGCCCCGGCAAGACGGGGGACAACCTGAATAACAGGAATTTCCAGGAGGGCCGGTGGAAGTTCCTCGAACTGCCCATGCTGGACGACTACAGCACGACCGGCTGGGGCATTCTCGACAGTTCCAAGATGAAAGAGGAACTGATCTGGCTCGACGCGGTCAAGACGGAGTTCAACAGCACCAGCGATTTCGACACGATGATGAGGAAGTACGCGAGCTATGCAGTATTCGCGTGGGGCTTCACCGGATGGCGTTGGATGTGCTGGTCCGACCCGTCGTAGTAGATAGCTAACCCGTTCCCCGTCATTCGCTATCGGGATGAGTGGCGGGGAACCCTAACCCTCTCGCGGCCTGTCCGATTCGGGTAGGAGAGAAAGGAAGGTTGAAATGAGTGTACCGAGAGAACTAAGGGCATATGTATCCAACATCATCAAAAGCCCCTATGTCGGGGAAATCGTCTGCGTCATCAAGGCGGACACGGATGAATACTACAAGATGCTCACTAAAAGGGGCGTGTCCCGTGGGTCCATTTACGACTCTGTAGCGGAGGCGGAAGACGCGATGGTGAGCAACCGGGGCGATGTCATGCTGGTGTTCCCCGGAGACCACGCCGTCACATCAGAAATAGCATGGGACAAGAACCAGACGTATGTCATCGGCTGTGGGGGAGTGAATCAGCGGCAGCAACCAGCAACCCTCACCACGGGCGGTATCCGCTTTACCTGCACCACGGCGAATGTGGGGTTTGTACTCAACGTGACGGGAAGTTACTGTTCCTTCTATAACATCGGCACGCTCAACAATTATGCCGATACGGACAACCTCGGGGACATATGCGTGGCTTCCAGAAACTTCTATGCGGAGAACTGCACATTCCGGGGCGGCAACACCACCACGCAGGTTCAGAGCGCCACATCCGGCATTCCCGTCACCATCGACGCGGGCTATGCGGCCCGTTTCGTGAACTGCCAAATTGGGCAGTCGGGTAACGCCACCAGGACGACCGGCCCCGGCTTCGCCTATTTCCGAGGAACGGGCGGGGCTCACGGTGGTATCGATTTCATCAACTGTGACTTTCAGATGAGATCGGAAACGACCGGTGCAAATCCGTCTGGCTTCGTGGTGGCACAGAACTCGCTCGACAGGACCATGAGGTTCATCGGGTCGAGTTTCTACAACTTCTCCGAGAACTGGGGGGCTCTGCCTGACTATATGTTCAACATCGATCAGACCACGACTTTTGACATCATCCTCATGGGTGGTTGTAGCATGATGGGCTTTGACATTGTGTCCGATAGCGCCCGAGTGAAGACCTCCGACCCGATTCCTCATACCAATGGTATCGAGGCTCTGGCAGTAGCAACCTCGTAGGGGGTGGCAAATGAGAACAGTTGAGTTTTGCCCAAAGTGCAAAGGAACGGGGCTTCTGTTTACTGGGGAGACTACCATACCCTGTAACCGCTGTACGGGTGACGGGCAGATCGAGACTGGGCTTGTGGACGATACCGAACTACGGGTAGACGTGACCAAGTGTCTAAGACGCTTGAAAAAGATCATGGATCACTTAGGTCTGAACGACGACTAACCCGATGGGAGGGCGGGTAATCCCTCCCCCTATTACACCGGGGATTCCGAAAGGCCCCCACGAAGGAGATTTGCAATGGCTAATGCAGGATACATCATCATCAAGGGCAAGGGCAAAGACGGGCAGGACAGGAAGGCGACATTCAGGGACTTCTACGGTCCCCTGGACAAAGGATCGGCCAAGCCCTCTTTCTGCTACCCTCGCGCCAAAGACGCCCTCAAGGAAGACGTTGAAAGCATGAAGCGGAACCTCGAACACGGATTCATCGACAAGTCGAAAGAGCTTCAGGTGAGGGCCGACCTGAAAGTGAAAGAAAAGAGACTCAAGGACCTGGATGCCCAGGAAAGCGAGGCCAAGAAGCTGTTTAAGGAAGGCAAGGACGACTGGATGAAGCGCCGGGAGGAACTGGCCGAGGAAATCAAGGCCGCTATGCCATCGGCTACCGATGTAGCGAAGCGCCGGGTCAATCCCTATCGAATCCTTCAAGACGAGAAGCAACGGGGGCTGGGCGAGAAGAAGAAGGAGTTCCAAATCCTGAGCCATCTTGCAGATGAAGAAAGTAATACCAGTTTTCTTCAGCGTGACTAAGGAGGGGCAATGTCCGTTGTATCGACCATCCTGACGGCTGTGGGGTATCGTAAGGGCGGCGGGACGACCATTTCCACTACCTCCGACCCGAATACCGCTACCTGCGTCCAGTGGCTCAATGAGATAGCCCTGTGGATCACCGGGATATGCGCAGAGAATGACAG